ATCCAAGGTTCTTGAGGTGACATTCACGAAGGTAAATGGTGAGACACGCACTATGCCGTGCACTCTTATGACTTCGTTTATGCCATCTTATACACCAACTGAGGCGACCGACATTGATCAACACTCTGTCAATAAAACAGTGATCCGTGCGTTCGCAATTGACAAACAAGCGTGGCGATCGTTTCGTGTAGACAACGTCACTAATGTTGAGGTACTGAATGGTTGAAGGTAACGAGAATCCAGAGGAAAACTTCCTAACAAAGAAGTCGTTCTCTCAGATGATCGAGACCTTCGTCTACCAGAACCGTATGTCCTATATGGATAGCATTGTTCACCTATGCGAGAAAAATGGTCTGGAACTGGAGGATATCAAAAAATATCTGACACCGACCATCGTCGAACATCTGGAGAATGAGGCGCGTCAACTGAACTTTCTGCCTAAGCAGAATTCACTAGACGTATAAATACACATGCCCTAGAGGCAATCTCATATTTTAGTTTATATTTAAGTTTATACAAGGTACATATTATGTCTTTTGCAAATCTCAAGTCCAAATCTATGGACATCTCTACATTGGTTAACGCAGCTACAGAGGCTGCTGGTAAAACAACCAACACTAACAAATATCAAGACGACCGAAAGTGGAAACCGACTGTTGATGAACAGGGTAACGGTTACGCTGTAGTTCGTTTCCTTCCCCCTACTGAAGGTCAAGATCTTCCTTGGGTCCGTTACTGGGATCACGCGTTCAAAGGTCCGACCGGACAATGGTACATCGAACGATCTCTCACAAGTCTTGGTCAAAATGACCCAGTCGGTGAGTTGAACTCACGTCTATGGAACTCAGGTATCGAAGAGGACAAGGAAACTGCACGTCGTCAGAAGCGTCGTCTACACTACGTCACAAATGTCCAAGTGATCAACGATCCCGCGAACCCAGCGAACAACGGTAAGGTGTTCATCTACGAGTTCGGTAAGAAGATCTTTGACAAGATCATGGATATGATGCAACCAGAATTCCCAGGCGAAGAACCAGTTAACGTGTTTGACTTCTGGAAAGGGGCAGACTTTGAGTTGAAGATCCGTAACGTTGCGGGATACCGTAATTATGATAAGTCGGACTTTAAGTCTCCAACAGCACTTGCTGGTGCGGATGAGACACAACTCGAAGCGATCTACAATTCACTGTACGATCTTAACGAGTTCATCGTCCCCAACTATCCGAATGCGCACGATGCGAACTGGTTCAAGTCATACGATGACCTAAAGAATAAGTTAGAGACTGTATTGGGTATTGCTACAGGAGCGGGTGCGACAGTACGCAACGAGGCTGTTGCGACTGCACAAGAAGCGCCGCCTTGGAACACTGCGGACGAACCAAAGATAGTTGCCGCTGAAACTGTTGTTGCTCCTGCGGTAGCAGAAGAAACAGACGACACACTATCTTATTTTGCACAAATGGCATCGGAGGATTAATCGATGGATACTAACATGATTGTTCTAATCCTAGCGGGATTGGTTATTTTAGGTCTAATCATTAGATCAACGTCCAGCAAGTCATCTAATAGTGGTCCCATTGTGGGACCATCTACAGGTGGTGTGGACACAGAAGTAACAGACGCATTTCAGTTTGCGGGTAAACGTGGTGCAGTAGTCACCGGATGGGTACTTGAGGGAGACTTAGTAGAAGTCAAGATCAATGCTGCAACCGTTGCAACTGGATCAGGTGCAACGACTACATCGGTCGTTGGGAGTAACGGTGTGACATACTACCGTGCGGCACTGAAGCGTCAGATGGAAGAGACATACGTCTATGGTGTGTCTTACTCGACTGGTTCGAGTGAGTCTTCTTATACCGCCGAGGAGTTACAGGCGTTGACCAAAGCAGAGTTGATCACTATCGGTAACACGATTGGTGTACGACCTGAGTTGCGTCCGTCTTGGACTAAGGCGCGTATGATCGAAGCAATTTTAAACCACTAATCGACACTGCCAGTGGACATGGGGACTTCGGTCCCCTTTTTTATGCGCGTAGGCCTATGGTTGGATCGTGACCATCCATCTCTGACCATTGCATCGAGACAGAGGTGTGTCCGTTTGTGGTATTCTTGACTACACGTTGACTTGAGTCTTGTACGACGACCCCATTTACCGTCTTAGTATGTCTGCTTTCAGTCACCTCTCTTCTGACACTCTGACCGCTTGTTGGTTTGTCTGCGGTAGGTGTAGATTCCAATTCAGCGCCCGAATCCACTTCCGCTGCATTGAAGATGTCCGCGAAACTGAACGATTTCTTTCCGGTTAACATATCATAGATGTTACTGAAATTGAACATCTCCTTCGCCTTTGCGACGATCATGTCAAAGGTGTCTGTGATGGGTGAGAACATTGATGAGAAGATTTTGGAGATTCCGCCAAGAACGTCACCACTGAACAACATCTTGAGACCTTCCCAGATCCCGCCATAGAAGTTAGTCAACATCCCCTTGATCCAGTCGACTACTCCACCGATAAATCCAGCGATACCGTCACTCACTGACTGATACAGTTCACCAAAACTGAACGAGTTCAGAGACTCTGCGATCCCGTCGAACCCTAATTTACCGGCGATCCACGCAAACGCGCCCTTGATCATATCGAGAAGGTCTACGACAAAAAATTTGATGAGGTCGTCAATGACTCCCTTTACTAGGAATCCAATGCCGCCTAGAATGTCACCATTTTTGAACATGTCTAGTGCAGCGGAGAAGTTGGTGAACAGAGACTTGATTGTCACACCGATTGCGAGGATAGGTGTACTCAGGACTCTCGCAAGTGCCATCACTGGTTTGAATATGGAGGTCATACCACCTAAAGTTCTACCCAGAGTACCGAAGAACGTTTTGATCTTACCGAATGCCTTACCAACCGGACTGTTCTTCAACAAGTCCTTGACTGTGTCCGCACCTCTCGCGGCATCGTCAGTATAAGATCCTATAAGACCGACAGTTTTACCGAATCGAGTGAACATTGCTCCGGCACTTGATACGAAACCTTTTATGACGGTCATTGCGTCTTTCGCTTTGCGACCCAATGCGTCCATACCCATGTTGAAAAAGAATCTACTGATACCGTATATGGACGCAGCAATGTTTTTCACTGCGCGGCCGATAGACATGATCGCATTCCCTAATCCGGTGAAGGGTTTCATTAGGAATTTGATGACCCTGTTCTCACTTACGATACCACCGATCCTTCTCATTGTCAGGGCCAGTGATTTGACCGCACTACCGATCAACTTGGACAACGTCATTATTGGTCTGAGGTAACCACCGATTGCACCTACAACGATACCCGCAGTGATCGCAAGCGCCTTGAGTTTTTGGCCTAAGAAACTAGAGTTATCGTCATCATCATTATTGTTAGATGAGTCTTCGTTTCTATTGTTGTTCGAGAGTTGATCTCTGATCCCTTGCATCACCTCAAGCAGTTCGTTCTGGTACGCGGAGTTCTCACGCGCCTCTTCCAGTTCGTCTGGATTTCTGGTTGGACGTGTGATTGCGTTTTTCATTTTACGCACATCGCTGAAGATAGTCATCAAAGCGTTTTCGGTACGACCCGAACGCATGGCGACAGTATCCATAACCTTAACTATACTGTCGGTGTTCTTTTTATTATCTTCTTTTTGTTCGGTTAGTTGACCGACAACGGCTTCTAAACTCATTATTATCCTTTGTTCTTATTACGTTCGTTTTCTTCTTTGATGTGTTCAACCAACATAGCAAGATATATCTCTCTCTCCCAAGGCATCATATTTTCAACTTCATGTAACGAGTAGTTGAAGTTCTGAAGTAACTGAAAATTTACTTGGTAGTAATTTGTCAGGTTATCATGAGAGAGATTAACTAAAAAAAATCATCCATCCCCTTTAGGGTTCTTGTGTTCACATGTCCGCAAGATTGGCACGTAAATTCAATTTCCTGCGATATCGCAGGCATAGTGTTAACGAACTCTGCAACCTTCTCGAACTGAGAGGCGGTCATTGAGTCAATGAACTCTACAATCGCTTCGCGCGGTTCGTCTGATAGAACCACCCTCTCTTCTTCGGTAAGGACAGCGTCCATACATGTTATTAAAAGTTCTACCAGACCTTCTGTCATCGTACCCTCTTCGCTGAGGACAGGGTTCTTTAGGAACTCTTCATACGTCGGGAATCGCATCTCGACCGACACACTATCCGTTAGTTCGATAGTCTTCGCGTCAACGTCTCCCTTAAGAACGATGTTGTCCAACTCAATGTTGATCTCGTTCGTGGTGTCACATTCACTACACTTGGTTTGAACGTCTGCGGTCTCACCCACTGACTTCGCACGTATCTTAGTGAACAAATAATCCACGTCGAAGGTGGTCAATTTCGTATTGATTGGATCCTCAACACAGGCGTGGATTGTCCTAATAATAGATCGCACCATATCCTGTTTGTCTTGGGTCTCATACGCAATCAGTAACGCTTTCTGTTCCTTCACGAGGAAGGGACGAAAGGAAGTTTCCTGTCCCGACGATGGTATGGTCACCGTATAACTCGGTGACTCATTCAGTTTTGGTAATGCCATAATGTATCCTAATGATTAAATAATTCCACCCAGATTGAGGTTTACATCTCCCCCAATCAGGTCCGTTAGACCGCGTTTATCTTCCTTCACCTTCCATCTGGTGTAAGATAATTGCACGGTCAATTCAACAACTGCTCCCGTATCACTCATGAATTCAACTCCTTGCATACTAGTCGGGAACGCGTCTTCTAACTCCACTGTGTATATAGACAAACCACCAATATCGAAATTGATGTCTAGTGGACCTATGTCAAATCCTGCTCGCATCTGTGGTTTAGACAACTGCGATATAGTAACTGGATGCGTGATCTGACTCTGATAGGCGACGGACTCATATCCTTTCTCGCCCTCATTGACAACCTTGGACATCCAATTATCGAAATATTTCTTCACCTCGTAGTCGTTCAGTACGTAGAACGTCAATGACACGTCACCGACCGCGTATCCGTTCGCGACCTTTCGCATCTCCATCCCCACTTGACGGTCCAGAGACACGATCTGTTTGTCTGGTAGTGATGCGCTCTTACACAATAGATTCAGAGTCTCCGGATCATCACCAGACATACTTGGTAGGTTGATGTTCTCTGCAACAGCCTTGGCGGTGTCTATCGCCTTGTCTAAAAACGACCCATTATCTGCCGTCGCTTCTTTTGCCGGCGACTCCTTCTTACCACCACCCGCCTTTGCGTTGATGGACTTGACCGACGGCATCATTACCGCGAACTGATTGTTGAACGCCATCCCGTTACGGAGACTGACCTTTGATTTAAATGTCTCTATACCTGCCATTTATTC